TCCGTCCGGTGCTGGGCTGCCGAATTCTATCCCTAGGGAATAGTTCATCATGGCGCAGATGGTCGCGCACTTGGGGCAGCGCGGCTAGGCATCTCCGCACCGGCGCTGTCCTCGATGACTCCATTGACGCCGGCTAGAATTAGAAGGGAATGACAGATCTCAAGGCCGAGATTGCGAAGGCCCATGACTTCCGCAACCGCGTCGGAAAGCTCATCTCGGGGGAATACAACGACCAGACACGCACCACGCTCCTGATCGGATTTACGGATCAGATTTTTGAACATCATCAGGCGATTCTGGAGTTGATCGGACAGGACCTCCGGGGATCGGCGTTCGCGTTGGTCAGGTCACTGATCGAAGCGTTCTTCAAGGTTCAGTGGGCCGTGGCGTGCGCCGGCGACGCCGACGTCGAGCGTATTGCAACCAAGCGAAAATTTGATTTTCCCGGCACCGAGGACATGGTCCGGGAAATCGACCAGAAGCTGCAGACCAACGGCTTCTTTCTCGATTTCAAGAAAAATGCCTGGCACGCGATGAACAGCTACACGCATACCGGTCTGCTGCAACTCTCGCGGCGCTTCTCAGGAGCGAGCGTCGAGTCGCGATACACCGACGCCGAATGTCTTGAGGTCGTGCATATGGTGACGACCGCCGTTATTCTGTTGGGCCGGTTTTTCACAGTGGCGACAGAACGTCAGGCTGAGGCCGAAGAGGCTGAAAAGCTGATGGGGGAGTACGCAGCAGGCTAGACTACCGTTAGCTTCTGGTCTTCGAAGCATCGTCTGTACTGACGGTCACCAATGAGTTAGTGCATCTTCAGAACAGGCTGATGCGGTCCCTGGCGAAAGCGTCGATCGATCGTTTCGCGCTGAATTTTAGCAAGGCCGATTTGGGCCACGAGGCCGACCCTCTGCTGCGCCGTCCGTCCGGGACGGTTCTGTTAAAGTGGGGCGAAGTGAAAACCGAGCGCATCTACCGTTTGACGGTTCGCCTCACGCCTGGCTCCGGGCCGCGCTTTTCCGAAGCGGATGAGGTCGTCTTCCGCATCTCGGACATTCAGGCGGCGTTCGACAATCACTTGGAGCCGTTGTTTCCGAATGACCCAGAGACGTACTGGCCGCAGTGGCAAGACCCCAAGCCGTTGCCCGCGACGTTATGGCAGGAGCTCAAGCTGCCCACTTCCCGGAAGTCGTCAAGGTAATCTATGGCAGATGAAGAGCCCGACATCCGCGCAGCCCTTCGGGCTATCGGCGAGCACTTCGACGCCGCGAAAGCGAAGGCCGAGAATCCTGAGGAGTGGATGCAATTAGACGAAGCGCAACGCGAGGCAGAGCAGGGGATTCTCAGAAACGCGATGAGACGCGAACTGGGCGAGCCGCTAGACCGGGGAGATTTGTTCTAGCCTGCCGAACGTCACGGTCTGAACTCTCGGCACGACGCGGCAGAAGGCCATGATCTCCGCTTCCGCCCGATCGGGTGACGGGACGCCTCGTTTCCGCGCGTCTTCCTTCGGTTCAATCATGACTTTGCCGTTCAATTGTTCCCGGAACTCAATTGTGCTGAGCTGCGCTTCCGTCTCTTCGTCCAACGTGGCCGGCAGATGGCTGATGTAATCCGCTGAATACATCTCGCGCAGCCGGAAGTAGGCTTCCGCTTTCGCGTTGGTGAACTGTTCGGAATCCATCGGCGCGCCCCCGGCCTTGAAGCCGTAAACCGGGAACCCGGAGTCGGCGAGCGATCGCGCGAGATAGTGACCGACGCCGGTGGTGTCGATCACCACGAAGCCAAGAGGATAGCCAGCCATCGTCTTCAACTTGCCGAGCCATCGGGACACAGGCGGATCAGCGCTCGACCAGGCCCCGCGGTCGATGATGATGCCATTGACCCGCGCACAGGCCGTCGTTTCCGCGTCGCCGCCGGCCGCAACGTCGATGCCAACCTGAATCAGGCAGGCTTTCGCCCGATTCAGTTCCGCTTCTGTCGGCTCGCGCCTGGCCCGTTCAATCCAGGCCAGATCGAACAAGGCATAGTCCGACTGGGTTGGGAACTCGCCCAGCACGCGCGACACGTAGCGCGGATTAGTCGGGCCCCACCGCAGAAACTTGTCGAGCACCCACCAGCGCGAGACCAGATATGGAATGGGTGAGTACTCAAGCTGCTCCTTAGGGAGCTCCTGCAGTTCCTGAATCGTGAACGGCCGGCCCGTCGCCGCGTTTTGAAGATTCGGCGTATCGAACGCCGAGATAGTAATCGTTTCTGTCTTCGCACGAAGCCGCGCGAAGTCTTCGTAGAACGGTCCGCTCGGAACGGTGGGGTTTCCGAGCTTCACCAGCCGCACACGGCCGCCGGCACGAATGCCTTCGATCGCGTCCCACACGTCGGCCTGGATACCTGGTGACTCATCTGTGATGATCAGAACATCCTGGCCGTGGAAACCTTGCGCGTTAACGCCGCGGGCTGAGCTGAAGCCGAGACCGTAGTTCTCTTCAGTGATCCGCAGTCCGGTAGTCGAGCACTCGGGAAAGTCAATCTGCGAATGTTGCCGGGCGAGTTCGACTTCTTCCCAGAAGAGTTTGACCTGGCGCAGTGTGGGCGCCAATGTGATCGCCTTGCCCTGTGGGTAGGTTGCGAGATGGTGAAGGACCGATCCTGCGACGCCGAACGTTTTGCCGCTGGCATGGCAGCCCCTGATGCTGGTGCTCCGCTTCGTGGCCGCCGATGCGACTATCTGCCGTTGCTTCTCCCAGAGCCTACGGCCGAGTGCGACGCGCTGGAATGCTACGGCATCGCGTGGGTCATCGTAGCGCGATAGCTCATTCGTCGGTGCCTGCATCTTCCTTCTTCGCAGCCTTCACTAGTTCGCGCCACGCTGCCAGCGAAATGAGCGGGCTGCCGTCTGGATTGCTGAGACGAGAATCGATTTGATCACGCTGGCCGAGGACCTGTTTGCCGAGCCAGATGAGCATGGTCACGTTGCCGGTTTCCGCGACCTGCATCTGTTTCCGCCGTATACTGATCTTGCCCTTAAGGTAGCCGCGCTCCATAACCTCGCGGACGTTGGGCTGTTTGGCGCGACGCTCGAAAGTCGGGAGGCTCATGTCGAAGAACGCCGCCATCTCGGGCTGCGTCGCTTGCATCACAGCCAATTTTTCGAGTTGCACCAAGTCAATCTTGATTTGCGGTCTTCCGCCGGCGTGCGCCATGCCCCTCCAGTTCCGGTGTCAGCCCCATTGTATTCATCCGTTCCAAGACGATCGCAACGTAGCGCGGTTCGATCTCGATGCAGCAGCAGATCCGGTTCTCCAGTTCCGCCGCTGCCACCGTTGTTCCGCTGCCGCCGAACGGTTCGTAAACAACATCTCCGCGCTCGCCATGGTTCGCCATCGGGCGCCGCATCAGGTCGATCGGCTTCTGAGTGGGGTGCGGAAGCTTCTCTTCCTTCGAATGCCCGAAAATCTGCTTCGGGCTTGCCGCCTCCCAGACCGTGTATTGCTCACGACCACCCACCCAACGCGCGCTCTTGCCCTTGCGGACCGCATACGCGCATGGCTCGTGCTTCCAGTGGTAAGCCGAACGCGACATCGCAGCGACGTTCTTGGCCCAGATGATCTGTTGGCGGACCTCGAAACCGATGCGCTCGAGGCCCGTCAGGACCTCGACCGTGTGAGCGCTGGCATACCAGACGTAGGCCACGTCCAGCGACGGCACCAGCTCATAGGCTTCGCTCCAGTCGGCCCTCGTGTCGCCGCTGATTCCTTGGCCGTTCATCGCGAGCTTCATGTAGGAGCGCGCGGCCGGTCCCTCATCGTTGTGGCCGGCCCGATCCCGCCACTCCATGTCGAGCGATACGCCATATGGCGCATCACAAACTAGGATGAAGGGCTTGTAGTCGCCGAGCGCTCGCGCCACGTCGCCCGCGTCCAGGCAGTCGCCGCAAACGAGCCGGTGATTCCCGACGTGCCAGAGCTGGCCGCGCTCCACCTTCCACTTCCGCAGAAGTTCGTCGGCTTGCTCCAACAGGGCCGACGTATCCTCGGGTTCAGCCCGGGGAACCAGCCGGCTGAGTTCAGCATCTCCGAAGCCGGTCAGGCTCAAATCGAAAGCGAATTCCGACAGGTCGCCCAGCTCGAGGCTCAGCAGCGAACGGTCCCAGCCAGCCTCTTCGTGGCTTCGATTGTCTGCTAGGCGGTAAGCCCGACACTGCGCCGCTGTGAGGTTGGTCGCCACATGGACGGGGGCTTCCGTCCAGCCAAGCTGTAGCGCCGCCAAGCGTCGAACGTGGCCAACGATGATGATGCCGTCCGCATCCACCACGATAGGCTGCTGCCACCTGTACTCCTGAAGTGAGCGCGCCACGGCATCCACCGCTGCCTTCGGGATCTTGCGGGCGTTGCGCTCATACGGCCGGATCCGGTCGATGGGCCAGGTTTCGATGGTCATGACGCCTTTTTTATGTTCCCCTCAAAACTCGCACCCTCCAGTCCGTCCGAAGAAGCGGCTTGGCGTTCTATGTGGCGCGCTAACCGCTGTCCGACGTCGCACGTGCAAACCTCGCCGGTATCCCGGTTGTGGCCGTAGCCGTAGCAGGTTTCGCACCTCGATTGCGCGTCGATCAGGTTCCAGCGCTTCACCGCAGCGTGATGTGCGTATTCCTCGCGCCCGAGGATTCGCCGCTCTTCGCATGGAAGTCGCAGCTCCAGGCGGCGCCAGTATAGGGGCTCAGCGGTCTTGCCTTTCACGGCCGGGATGACTTCGGCGAAGTAGCGCATACTGAAAATCAGCGACGTGTCAGCCACGCCCATCAATGCCGCCCGATCACGGCCCGCAAGTTTCAGCCAGCAACCCTGCAGAATCGCGCGCTTGATGGTCTCCACGGTTTCGCCGCTGGCCAGCAGTTCGCGGGCTACAGGGTCGAATGCCGGGATATAGCGCACCAGCGGCCGCGCTTTCAGTGCTTCGCGAATCTCCGCAACCT